GGGGTACGAATGATGACCTTATCTTAAAGTATATTGTTAAAGTAGAAAAAGTTACAATTGATGACTCTCCTGTGTTTATGGTTGATGAGCAAGCACAACTACAAACTAAAGAGAAGTTGGCTACTCCTACGGAAGTTGATTACCAAACTACAGAAGAAATTATTGAAGAAGCGATAGCTGATGATGAAACAAGTGTTCCACCATTAACTGCTGAAGGATAATGAACTTTGATTTTGAGAATGTAATCTTTCCGACTATTATTTCAGGTATTACTGGCATATTTGGTTGGCTCGTAGGCAAAAAGAGAGAGGATGTAGAGATAGATACTAATGAAATAGCTAACACTAAAGAGATCATTGAGATGTGGAAGGTAACTGCTAAGGAGATGAAAGAGGAGGTTGCTGAATTAAAACAAAAGATTGAAGATTTGACTAAAGAGGTTCACACATTAAGAGCCGAGAATATTGAACTGCGTACTAAATTAGGTATTACTAATGAAAGTAACCAAGATAAGCACTAAAGGATTAGAGTTGATTAAGAAGTATGAAGGGTTTAAAGCTAAACCTTATTTATGCCCAAGTTTAGTGCCTACTATCGGTTATGGTGCAACCTACTACGAGAATAGCACTAAGGTTAAGCTAACAGATACACCAATCACTAAGGAACGAGCCACAGAACTACTGATGGCTCTTTTAGTTCCCTTTGAGAAAGCAGTAGATTCTTACTGCGTAGATACAATCAATCAGAACCAGTTTGATGCTTTATGCTCGTTTGTCTATAATTGTGGCAATAACGCATTAAAGACTTCTACCCTACTCAAGAAACTTAACAAGAATCCTCAAGACGTTACAATTCGTAACGAGTTCCTTAAATGGAATAGGGGAGGAGGCAAGGTTCTTGCAGGATTAACCAAAAGAAGGCAAGAGGAGGCAGACTTATACTTCTCTTAAACAACTAATCACAAACATCATGAAAAACTTAACATCATTACTCGGTAAATTTCCGATTTACTTACTTTTGTTTATCATATTTCTCAATTCTTGTAGAACAAAGAAGGTTGTTACTCAAACTTTAACGACAACGGTTCACGATACTATCAGAGATATAAAGATAGTAGAAAGATATAAGGCAGTTACAGATACACTTGTAATAGACAATCCCTGCGATTCTTCGGGCATTCTAAGCAACTTTTATAGCAAATTAGTAATACCACAAGGGAAGGTTATAATTAGGTCTTTAAATGGCAAGATTCAGGCTACAATCAACATTGATTCAATTAAATCTGTGTACGAATCTAAGTATAAGTCATTGGTCGTAAAAAGTGATGAAAAAGGTAAAATATTCATCAGAACTAATGTAGTTCCTTCTTGGGCAATCATTACAATATTCTTTGAAAGCTTAATTATCTTATTGTACTTCTACTTTAAGTTCATAAACCCATTTAAATGAAAACATGGAAAGAATTAGTGATTGATGCAATTAATTTGCATCGGTCAGAAGGAATCAGTAAGCATGAGGCTTCTCGTAGGGTAGCTGAAGGTACAGAGCATACACCCGAAAATATCCGTAAATCTATGGGTAGATACGAAAAGAAGATGGATCATTCTGCTCTTGACTCTGAAGCTTCAACAATGGGATTCCCTATTGACAATGTATCTTCTTACTGGTTAAAGTCTAAACATATCTCTGTACACGTTAAAGGGGATAAACAAGAGATTAACTACTTTGATGAAATAGCAAAGATTGTAGAAGGATATAATCCTGAAACTTTAAGAACTATTGAGAAGGTAGAAACACCAACTCCTAAAGCAATTAAGGCAACACTAAGTGATATGCACGTTGGCTTAGACCCTAATCCTAATAATAAATCACTATTCTCATACGAGTACAATGCCGAAGTCTTTAAGTCAAATCTTGATAAAGTTTATAATTCTATTCTCAAGGAATATACCGCTAATGGTAGATTTGATTTGCTTATTATAGATGACTTAGGAGATGGGCTTGATGGTTGGGATGGTTTAACTACTCGTGGAGGCCACAAGCTTGAGCAGAACATGAGTAACCAAGAAGCATTCAAGACTTTTGTAGAGGGTAAGTTAACATTAATTGAGAATTGTGTCAGAGCAGGTATTGCCAATGAAGTATTAGTAAGAAACGTAGCTAATGATAACCATTCAGGATCGTTTGCTTCTATTGCTAACATGACCATCCAAATGCTTCTTAATAGAACTTATGGAGAAGATTCAGTTAAGTTTTACATCTTAGAAAGATTCATGGAGCATTTTAAATACGGAATGCACACATATATTCTTACTCATGGTAAAGATTCCCAGTATATGTTCAAGGGTTTACCTTTTGAGTTAAATGACAAGGCTACTTCTTTTATAAACGATTACATAGACCATTACGAGATTGACACTCCCTTCATCCACTTAGAGAAAGGTGATTTGCATCGTATTGGTTACTCAAGAACTAAGAAGTTTGACTATCGTAATTATATGAGTTTTGCTCCTCCTTCTGCTTGGGTGCAACATAACTTCGGGGATTGTTATTCGGGATATTCAATAGAAGTTATTCCTAAGTTTAGTGGAGAAATCTCACACACAGATTACTATTTTGATTTGAACAAGAAATTATAGTACCTTCGTAGCATACGTTTTCATGTATGTTTGTTTGGGTTAGGTTTCGGTAAATGGGGGGCAATTGTCCCCTTTTTACTTTTAAAACAAAAATACCCACCAACAAAGTCAATGGGTATTCTACTAAACATTATGAAATCAAATTTTACTATCTTAAAAGATACTTTTTCTGTTAAAAATATCTTGTTCACTTATTCTTGAGGTTGCTACATCCACAAACATATCATGGGTAGCAGTATTACCATCTCGGTTCTTTAAGAAGATATACTCTAGCTTATTGTTAAATGTAACATTAGGATTGTTGTTTTCTCTTGCCTCCTCATACGCATAATAATCTTCTCGGTACAATCCCACCACTACTGATGCCATTTGTTCTATCTTTCCTGATGATCGTAGGTCTGAAAGCTTGGGTCTATGACTACTTCTGCCTTCGGATGCTCTGTTAAGTTGTGCAGCACATACAAATGGTATGTTAAGTTTCTTAGCTAAAGACTGTATCTTATCGGCGACAGTTCCTACCATTGCTACCTCATTAGAAGCATTAATTGTGCTATCTGTCATTAGTTGCAAGTAGTCAATCATAACCATTTTAATATTCTTTTCTCTAACTATCTTTTGTATCATATTAGATAGGTAGTTTATATCTCTATTAGCCCCATCATACCAAGTTATTGGTAGCTTTTCTAATCTTGTTACTGCTTCTGATTGTACACTTGTAAATTGGTCAATACTTATCCTTCCAGTCTTAATTTTAGAGTATGGTGTAGGATTATCTAATTGTCCTGAAATCATTCGGTAGATTAAAGACATTACTGGCATCTCTAAGGAAAGAAACAAGACGTTGTAGTTAAGTTCTGCTGCACATCTTGCGTGTTCAAGCAATGTAATGGTCTTTCCTTGTCCTGGTCTTGCAGCAAACAAGATAACATTACCTTTTAACCAACCTCCTGTAATCTCATCCAACTTAGGGTATCCTGTAGGTACTCCTGATAAGTTACCATTAGTCATTACATCTCCCAAGTTGTTAACTGCTGATAGTAAAGCATCTTTCATTGATACTACTTCTTCGCTGTTGTCTTTTACTATTTCATTGCTGATAGTATTATTGATCTTATCAAGCAAGCTAAAGTAATCCACTCCGTTAACTAAATCAGAAGTTATCTCTTTTGATAATGTTAATAAATCTCTTTTACCTTTTAATTCTGCTAACCAAATCAATAACTCTCCTGCATTAAGTGGTGACTTAGTAGATTGTGCAGTCATCACAGATGCCCAGTCTTTACTTCCCTTTGATTTAAGCCTTAGTATTACATCTGATAAGGTGAATGTACCTTTCTCGGAAAATAACTCAACACAAGTCAAATAAACATTGCGTGTTGAATCAAAGTGGAATACATCAGGCTTAATTATCTTTTGAACTTCCTTTGTGTAAGATGGATAGTTGCAAAGAACTGCGATTAGTTCTTGTTCAGAATCTAAATCAGTTAGTGATATTGTTTGGTTTGATTTCATATAATTGTTTGTTATTAAAACTTAAATGCACTAGCAGTTTGTGGGCTTTCAATCTTTCTTGGCATATACACTTCATCTTCCCATACTCTTTGATTTAAGTAAGTGAAAGGATCTTTCCTAAACTTAATATCGGGAGTAAACTTTAGGTAATAAGGAAGGGTTGCAAATATAGCATCTATTTCTTTAAGTGTTAACTTTAAAAATCTAGGTTGTGCTTTTGTTCTTCCTGTTTTCTTGTTATACATCTCCCAAAAC